TGGGCTCAAGATCTAAAATTAGATTTTGTTAGAAATGAGTATTCAGCTTTATCTCCAGACAATGCGGCTTACGCAAAACCATATTTTATGTGGGATAACGCATTAGATATTCAAACACTACGCGCTGACTCTGGAATGTTTGAGCGCTCTACTGTTGCAAAACCGTATTTTGATGGAAGTACTGGGTTTACCTCTCCAAACGACTTAATTTGGGAAAACGGGAACACGTACAACGCACGTTCGCATTACTACAAAAACCGTGTGGCAACTCAATTACGTTTAATAGCCCAACTACCAAATTACCTTGTTGCTGGTACGCCTTTCTCCGTGTATTTGGCTCAACCAGACGCCTAGGTTTTGAAGGGTCTCTGGACCTGTGTAGTATCTGCTCCCTAAACCTGAGGGGACAGAATGGGAACAAAATTTTTAGTAATTGCCGGTAACGGTGAAACAACTAGAGTTAATGTAGAAGCGCTTTTAGAAGACTATTATCGAGGTAGCGGGAAAACTGATTTAGTTTTACTTTTGCCGTTTCAAGACAGACCTAGTCAAGGTCAGGTATGGGCGCATCAGGTCTCTAGTGATCTGGGGATTCCAACAACAGCCATTGCTCCAGAGAATGCTGTAATCATGAGCCTTGGAAGCGCAAGCCTTCACTCTGCTGCAAATCCAATTTCCGTAGTGTCTGAGATGGTGTCAGGTGAGGACGCAAAAGGGTTCTTGCTTTGGGATGAAGAAGATTGGTTTGGTAAGACTGTATTTTCGGCCCTTCAAGAGGCCTCAGTGCCTTCCTACGACCTTTGTATGGGTCTAGTTGAGATATCACATCTAGAAAGAGCCGTAGAGCCCCAGGAGGTCGTTACAGCCGAAATCCCAGAATTTGAGACTAAGGTAAAGGCTAAGGAGCCTGAGGTAAAGGTTGACCTTGCTGAGTTAATTACCAAGAAGGTTATGGAAGCGCTCAAAGAGGCTGGCGTGGTGTGAAAGACCTTTCACCAAAAGCCTACGGGTTTCTTTTAGCTATCCACCAGCACTCGTTAAACATTTCTGCTCAAACCATGATGGATCATTTCAAGGTTGGGCGCAGAGCCGCGTTGAGTGGGTTGAAGGAGTTAAGGGACAACGCCTACATTCGCACAAACCAACAGCGAATTGGGAACAAGATTATGACCGTTTCGGTGCTAACTGAAAAAGCAAATCGTTCCTTTTTTGGTATTGTGCCGTCTCAAGTTGTGGAGTCACATAACGTGACTTCTGATTACAGTAATGAGCATATAAGTAGAATTACTAATTCTACTGTTATAAGTAAAAAACAGACTCCGACGAAGTCGGAGGTACTATCAGAGACTGAAGAGTTTGAGGTGATTAACATGAGTGGTTGGGACGGTCTTTTTTCTTCGACTTCCGACGGTGAAGATTACTCAAAGGAAAAACGAAAGTCGGAGTTTAAAAAAAGTAAACGCGGTCTTTCGGTAAAACGTTCTGAGAGACGATCAGTTCTTCCAAAGTCTGAATGGACTGTTTATGATGTCTGTTACGAGTTTGCTGAGCGCATTGACCAACAGTGGGGAATTGAGCCGTGGAAAGTTACTCAAAGTAAATTTTCTGCTGCGCTAGGCGCGGCTAGGACTAGGCTTGATACTAACGGTGAAGTTGAAGTTAACGCTATGGATATATTCTTTAAGCAAATCTCAATTAGTGAATACAAAGATGCCGAGGTATTGTGGCGCCTCTTCGTTAGCCGATTACCGGGATTGATTGGACAAGCTGTACTATCAATTAAAACAGATGAAGATGTGCTTATGGCAGAAGAAGCGTGGGATAAGGCTCAAAGGTTCTTAAGGGGAGAAGATGTTTGAACTTAAAGATATAAAACTGCGACGTAGCAGTTGGATTAAAGCTGCGGGCATTCCTAAAAAGTTACAAGGTTGGGAGTACTCTGATTGCAAATCTGTTGATCCAAAGTTTTTAACCACTCTTTCCGATTGGGAAGCCATGGTTCAAGAAGGAAAGATTATTAACGCTATTGGACAACGGTCTTGTGGTCGTGGTGTTGCTTTGTACGGCGAACCAGGTAACGGTAAAACAACTTTAGTTGCAACCATGATTCAAAACATGATGCGAACTTCTTCCTTAGATATTTTTGCACTAAATGACGTCCGCCCTTGTTACTTTATAACTTACGCTGGGTTGCTTGACCTTAAGGGCGAGATGATGAGCGATGAGATTGAAGAAAGCAGAGCAACCCTCTATGCTGGAATTATGGGAGAGTGCTTAGACGAGAACAGAAACGTAAAGGTTCTTGTCATCGATGATGTTGGTAGAGAACACGGAAGTTCAAGTGGGTGGAATAAAAACATGCTTCACCATGTGTTAAGAAGTAGGTTTAACCAAGGACTTCCTACTATTGTTACTTCTAATATCCCATTGGGTAAGTGGAAGGATTTCTACGGGGACGCAACAGCCAGCTTTGCCCATGAGGCTTTTGTTAATATTGATTTACAATCTATCAAGGGAGACTTAAGGAGATGAGAGCGTCAGTGGATCAAGTTAAGCTGCTTCAAGTGTTCTTAAGCCCAACCCAATCACCGGGACCAAGCATTTTTGAAGTAAGCGTTAAACCTAATGGTGACTTACTCTGCACCTGTCCCGGATTTAAAGGAAGAACTACTTGTAAACATACTCGGTTTGTTAACGCCAGAATTGAATCTAATGGCGGAGTTTATCCATTAGAGATATCTAAACGTGCTACCGAAGAAGATACCGACATGGCCAAAAGGTCTCCAAGCGCTTACAGAGACTTTGTTCTTAATTTTGGCAAGATAGAAGTTTTTTAAATGCAGTACGGGGATATTAGTAACGACATACCGCAAAGGATTATTGTTACTACGGATGTGTTTGTAATGCTTGAAATGGAAAAGTTGCCTAAGAAGTACAAGGTTTTTAAACAATCACGCAAAAAAGTTTCTTTTAAAAAAGAAGTGCTTAGCCAATTATTTTTATGGGCAGTTCAAACGCCTTACGTAGTTGAGTTGGCTTCTTTTGATCTAGACCAAGAAGAACTTCAAAAAGTTTTAGACACGCTAGACAAGTACGGTACTAACCCATTTAGACATTGCAACGCCTACGAGTCTGTTGACTTTTTAGTTAAGCAATTGCCTTACCGACCTGAAATTTTGGGAGTTATCGATAGGCCTGATAGATTGATGCGCTACGGACACTGGGGAATGGACTTAACACGGCTATGAACAATGAGAAACGTTTATTAAGCAAGGCTATAGCCGACCGCAACCTAACTCCTTTATTTGACCGTAATGTCACGCCTTCTTGGTTTTCAGACGAAGCCGATAAAAAGATTTGGGTATATGTAAGGGAGCACTATTCTCGCTACGGAGAATGCCCAAGCCTTGATATTGTTAAAGAGAACTATCCTTCTTACGAACTGGTTCCAGTAAACGACTCTATTGATTATTTATTAGATGCTTTATCTAGTTCTAGACGTAAGATTTATACGGCAAACATCCTTAGAGATGCAATTGAAAAACTTGATCGTGAACAAGACCACGACGCAGCTTTGCAGGTTATGCAAGCTGGTGTTCTTAAGATGGATGAGCAAGGGTTTAGCGAAACTAACGATGTTGATATCACAGAGGGAAAACAACTAGACAAACGTTGGGAACGATATCAAGAGCGTAAATTAATTCCCAACGGTCTTTTGGGATACCCAACAGGTTTTCCAACTATTGATAAAGTTACTAACGGTCTTCAAGACGAACAGTTAATTGTTATTACAGCAACCCCAAAGACTGGTAAATCAACAGTTGCTATGCAGGTTGCAATTAACATCCACGTTGAGTCTGAAGTAATGCCTATGTTTTATTCATTTGAAATGAGTAACAGAGAGCAAGAAGATCGTTACGACTCAATGCGTGCTCGTATTTCTCATCAACGTTTAATAACTGGAACCCTGACTCCAGACGAAGAGATGCGCTACCAGCGTTTGGTTACTCAAAGAATGCGTGATGATAGAGAAAAGTTTTGGCTTGTAGATTCTTCTTCAGGCTCTACTTTGTCCGGCGTTACCGCAAAACTTCAATTGCATCGACCAAGCATTTTATTTATTGACGGTATGTATTTGATGACCGACGAGCAGACTGGTGAACAAAACACTCCTCAAGCCCTTACTAACTTGACTCGTGGGTTTAAGCGTTTAGCTCAGAACTTTAAAATTCCTATTGTTATTACAACTCAGTCTTTAGATTGGAAAAAGAGCAAGGGTAAGTTAACTGCTAATTCTATTGGTTACTCATCTTCTTTTTTCCAAGATGCTGACGTTTTGTTTGGTCTTGAAAAGCCAGAAGAGAGCGATGACCAGACTCGTATTCTTAGTGTTCTTGCAAGCCGTAACTCTGGACCAGGTTCTACATTCTTAACGTGGGCTTGGGACGAAGGTACTTTCCGTGAGATGTCAGGTGAAGACGCATGACAGTTGAAGACATGGAAGATTTTCTTAAGGGACTTGGTATAGAAACTTACGGCGCTCGCGGTTCAGAGGTAAAGGGTCTTTGCCCCGGTCACTTTGACCGAACTGGAAAACAAGACCACAACCCATCGTGGTCTATCAATGCTGACACTGGGGCGCATAACTGTTTTTCTTGTGGGTTTCGCGGAGGATTGCAGTACCTTGTTTCATACGTTAATGGAATACCTATGGAGCAAGCTGAAGAGTGGGTTAAGACAACCACCAGCGATCTATCAATGCGTTTAGAGCGAGCGCTTAACCCAAAACCAAAAGTAGTTGAAAGTTCAATCACAATTACAGAAGCCAACCTTGCCGCTTATGTAGCGCCTCCAGTTGAGTTGCTTCGTAGTCGTGGCATAACACCAGAAGCAGCCGCTCTATACGGAATTTTGTACGACGCTAGAAAAGAATCTTGGATTCTTCCTATTCGTGACATGAGTGGAAAACTACTTGGGTGGCAGGAGAAAGGCGCTAAAGGGCGTTACTTTAGGAACTACCCAGCCGGTATTCAGAAGAGCCATTCGCTATTTGGATATCAGCAATACACGGGCGGGACAATGGTAGTAGTCGAGTCCCCACTAGACGTGGCTCGTATGGCGTCTGTAGGCGTTTTTGGGGGGGTTTCTACATACGGCACAGCCGTGTCTAAAGACCAGCTAAACGTAATTAAGGGCGCTGATCGTGTTGTAGTTGCTATGGACAATGACGAGGCTGGTCATCAAGCCGCTCAAGATTTTCTTAAGAAGTCTATAGACATGTGGTTTGAGTGCTGGTTCTTTGATTACTCTGGGATTGACTGGGTTGAGCGTTCTAGCGTTAAGGACGTTGGCGCTATGAGTAAGTCTGAGATAGTCTACGGAATTGAGAACGCAAAGCACGCACTACACGGGGAGAACGCACTGTCATGATTATTGGATTATCAGGTTACGCACAGTCTGGAAAAGACACGGTTGCAAAAGTTCTTGTTGAAAAATACGGATACCGTCGCGTTGCATTTGCTGACCCAATACGTGATCTTCTTTATGGCATGGATCCTTTGGTCCCTAAAGGATACGGTGAAAGCGTTATTAACTACAGGTTACAAGATTTAGTAGACGCGTATGGGTGGGAAAAAGTTAAAGTAGATTACCCAGAAGTTAGACGACTTTTACAAGACGTAGGTGTAGAGGCAAGACGTTTGTTTGGAGACACTTTTTGGATTTATCAAGCTTTGTCTGATGTGGCCCCACAAGACAAGGTTGTTGTGTCTGACGTTAGGTTTGAAAATGAAGCACAATGGATTCAAGAATTTGGTGGGCAAATTTGGCGAATTAAACGGATTGGAACCGCTGCAGTAAACAATCACGTTTCAGAATCTGAAATGGATGGCTACAAGGTAGATCAAATTTTTGTTAACAACGGGACCGTAAACGATCTTGAAATGTTAGTAAGAACTAGGATGCAGTCTTACCAATGACCTTTACAGGAACGCTTCTTCCTTATCAACCAGAGGCTGTAAAGAAAATGGTTGAACGACATAAAGTTCTTGTGGCTTACGATTTGGGTTTAGGCAAAACAGTGTTGACCATTGCTGCCGTTGAAGACCTTATGGATAAAGGCGATATAAAAGAGCCCGGTTTGGTAATCTGTCTGTCTTCACTTAAGTACCAGTGGGCTAATCAGATTGAGAAATTTACTAATGGAACTTCACAGGCTTTGGTTATTGATGGAACCAAGAATCAGAGAGCAGAGCAGTACGCTCAGGCCTACAACTGGCGTGAAACAAAAATTGATTACGTTGTCCTTAACTATGAGCAAATTGTTAACGACTGGGATGCCGTCAAGAAATTACCACGAGGATTTATAGTAATTGACGAAGCGACTGCTATTAAGTCGTTTAAGTCAAAAAGATCTAAAGCAGTTAAACGAATGGCTAACGCCCCGTTCAAATTTGCATTAACGGGAACACCCATAGAGAATGGGAAACCAGAAGAAGTCTTTAGCATTATGCAATTTGTTGATGACTCCGTATTAGGAAGGTTTGATATATTTGATAAAGCCTTTATTGTTCGTAATAATTGGGGCGGAGTTCAGCGTTATCGTAACTTGCCTACTCTTCATGAGCGCCTTAAAGAAGCAAGTGTTAGAAAGTCACAAAAAGATTCAGATGTTGCGCCTCACCTACCAGATTCCATCCATAGTGAACCGCTTTTCATCACGTTCGATAGACGAAGTGCCAAGTTATACGACAGAATTAGAAAAGACCTTTTAGCCGATTTAGCTGAAGCAACCGCTTTGTTTGGTAGTAACTTTAATATTTTTTCACATTACGGGGTACAAAACAACAAAGGTAACTTTGAAGAAAATGAATGGCGTGGAAAAATCATGTCAAAAGTTGGTGCCCTTAAGATGTTGTGCTCCCATCCAGATTTATTACGTACAAGTGCTAAAAAATATTTAACATCTAACGGAGAAGGTTCTTCTTACGCTAATGAACTAGTAGAGGCTGGATACCTTGAGGGCATCGAACAATCTGCAAAATTAACCGCTTTGGTACAATATGTTAAAGACTTCTTAGATCAATCCGATGAAAATAAAGTAGTTATTTTTGCAACCTATGTTGATATGACAGACAAGATTGCAGAAGCGCTCGCCGCGTATGGTACAAAAACTTATACCGGGCGGTTAGACGCTAAGACTAAAGAGGAGAATAAAATTGCTCTTAACACTGATCCTAATGTTCGTGTTCTTGTTTCTTCCGATGCTGGCGGGTATGGTGTCGATCTTCCGGCGGCTAACCTCCTTGTCAACTACGACCTTCCGTGGTCATCAGGAGGGGCAACCCAACGCAACGGACGAATAATGCGTGCGTCCTCAAAATGGCCCAGTATTGTTATCCAAGACTTTTTAATGGATGGATCAATAGAAGTAAGACAGCATGAGATGCTTCAGCATAAAAACGCCGTAGCAAGCGCTGTAATTGACGGTGAAGGCATAAACACAGAGGGCGGGATTGACTTTAGTTTGTCCAGTTTGAACCAGTTTTTGCTTAACCGCTCCGTGTAAACTAGACGGATGCCTAATGCACCAAAGACCCCAACTCGGACAATTCGAGTGGCAGACGACCTATGGCTTGCCGTTCAACGCAAGGCTGCCAAAGAGGGCGTAACCGTGACCAGCGTCATAATTAAGGCGCTTGAGGAGTACAAAACCGCCGAGTAAGGCGCGGCTTCCCAGATTTGTCAGTCCCCCCAGGTATGGTATAGATTCCAACCAAGAAAAGGGGATACAAATGTCAGACATCAAACAGCTTACAAATGAAGCTAAGCAATACCTAGAACTTAAGAAACAAATTAAGTTTTTAGAAGAACGCCAAAAAGAAATCAAAGAGCGTTTAAACCAAGCAGTTCAAGAACTTGGTGAGACCGATGGCCGTGGGCACATCACACTAGAACTCGACGAAGACCTAAAAGTAACAAACCAACGTCGTGTTTCAAAAACACTTAACATGGATGTTGCAGACACGTTGCTTGCAGAACGTGGCATCAAAGAAGACTGCATCATTATGATCCCAACCGTTAGCGAAGACGCAATTATGGCTGCGTTTTATAAGGGACAACTTTCAGAGGAAGACATTGATTCAATGTTCCCAGCAAAGGTTTCATACGCGTTCGTACTATGACAGAAGATTTTATTGATCAGACGTTTGGTGATTTATACTATCCAAATAGTAAACGCAAACGTCGTGAACCAGTTGTAAAGGAAGTTAAAGAAGTATTTTGGGATTCACACCCAAGACCTACAACACTTCCTAATGGACAAGAAATAGATTTGTTCACTATAGGGGCTTTAGCAAAAGCGCTAGACCGCCCAGTGGTAACACTAAAACTATGGATGAACGAAGGGCACTTACCAACATCGCCTTACCGCTTACCCACTAAAACGGATAAGTTAGGAAAAGAACGACAAGGTAGGCGCTTATACAGCCGCTCAATGATCGAATCCGCGATTAACACTTTTACTAAGTTTGGCGTTTTGCACGTGAAGCGTATAGACTGGTCTAAGTACCGAGAGGTCACTGAAGAAATAGCCAAAGCTTGGGAACAATCCCTAGCTGAGGAAACTGCTTAACTAACTGCACATAACTGCGAAAAGGAGAAAACCGCCCATGGGCGTAAATCAAACAGCACCGGATGCATCGACATACGGCACAGTAGAAGACGAGTCTTTCTCAGTAGAAGATCGTCCAGTTCAAACAACATCAACAAGCACCTCAATCCAGTCGGGTTGGGAAGCTGCAGAACAACTTGTACCAGTTCAGACAGAATTTCCAACTGAATTCAAGCATTCTGAAACATTCCAGTTAGTACGTTTTATCGATACTGCTGGTCCATTTGCTAACTATCGTCAACACTTCCTAAAGGAAAAGACCGAAGGTCGACGTTCTTACGTATGCCTTGGTGACACATGCCCGCTTTGCTTAAAGTTAAACGATAAGCCAGAGATTAAGCGTGCTTTTTCCATTATCAATCTGACTAATAAGCCATACCAACGTCAGATGCTTATTGCTACACCACGTTTGTACAAGACATTGCATGCGGGAGAGTTTTCGCCACAAGGTCCTTTAACAAAGAACTATTGGGCGATTAGTCGCACGGGAATTAAGCAGCAAACTGTATACAACTTGATGTCAGTAAAGGCGCGAGATCTCCAAGAGGATTGGGGAATTGTCGAAGCCGAAGCAGAAGCAGCAATTGCTAATTTCAAACCATTTGAGCGTTCAGCTATTCGTGAGGACAATCACGCCGCGCTTGTTGAAATTGCAGATAGCCTGCTCTAACCAATAGATGTCTGGAGGCGCTAGATTAATCCCCCTAGCGCCTCTAGGCTTTGGGGGATACTTATGAACATAATTACTAATAATGATCAGTTAGACGAAATGGTTGCGTACTACCTTGGACAAGATGCATTTGCTTTTGACGTTGAAACGGTCGGAGACCGCAGAGGCGATACTCCTGTTAACGAGGTTCTTTGGATTACTTTTTCTACTCATGGTAGGTGTGATGTTATTCCTATGGGTCACCCTAATGGTGATTTAGTAGAGGTTGTTTACCCACTTACTGGTCAAGGTGAAAAACGAGTAGAGCAGGGATTACCGGCACGACCAAGCGATTATTCAAGAGATGCTAGAAAAGCAACAAAAGTTTTTACAGACCCCCCAACACAGTTATTTCCAGCAGAGGTTTTTTCTTCCCTTAAACCTCTTATGTTTAATGACAGTATTTTAAAAATTGGCCACAACTTAGTATTCGATTTAACTTCAGTAGCAAAGTATTACGGGGGAGTATTTCCCGTAGGCCCTTACTTTGACACAATGATTGCCTCGTTTTTATATGACAACCGTAATAAAAACAGATGTGGACTTGCCGATTGCTTAAAGCGTGAAATTGGTTTTCAAATGGAAAAGGGCGTAGGCGCTCAAGTAGAAATTTACTCTTTCGACGAGGTCGCTAAGTACGCGTATTTAGATGCTAAGTACACGTTTTTACTATGGAAGATCCTTGTAAAGAAGCTAGAGGAGAACCAAGTAACTGGCGTAATGAAGCTTGAGATGGATGTTCTTAAAGTTCTTTGCGACATGAAACTAACCGGTGCACCTATTGACATGGATGCTTTAACCGTTCTAGATGCTCAATTAAAGATTGACATTGAAACAGCAAAGGCTGAGATTTTTAAGGTAGCTGGGCAACAGTTCAACATTAACTCAAACGTTGACAAGCAAGTAATTTTGTATGGCCCTAAGTCCGAAGGCGGTCGTGGCCTTAAGCCAAAGATTATTACAGCAAAAGGCGGAGACTCAGTTTCAGCAGAAGCGCTTGAAGCCTACAGAGGACAAGATCCTTTAGTTGACGCTTTATTAACCTACGCTGATTTAAATAAATTACACACCACATACGTTGTTCCATACTTAGGTGGAGAAGTCACACGTACTACAGCAGGGAAGGTGCGAGTTGAAACAAAAGACAGTTTACTCATTAACAATAGAATCCATTGTGATTTTATACAGCATGGTGCAGAAACAGGGCGATTCTCAAGTCGTAACCCAAACTTACAAAACGTACCAGCGCCACACACGGCACACGGTAAAGCAATTCGCAACCTCTTTAAAGCCCCAGAAGGATACAAATTTGTTGTAGCCGATTACTCGCAGATTGAACCCAGAGTTATTGCTTCGTTTTCAAAAGACCCAATTATGGTAGAAAACTACAAAAACGGTGGAGATATTTACACAACCGTAGGTAATGAGATGGGTGTTGACCGCAAGGCTGGAAAAGTATTAGTTCTAGCAATGTCTTATGGCGTAGGCCCAGAGAAAATTGCTCGTTCAATTGGTTGTACCAAGCAAGAGGCTAGGGATCTTTTAGACCGTTTTTCCGCACGATTCCCGTCTATTAACTCTTACCGAATTAAGGTTTTAGTTTCAACCAGAAAACAAGGTAATAAAGAGAAGCCTGTTCCATACGTAACAACCATCCTCGGTAGACGCCGGTACTTACCTGATATTAACTCCTCAGATAAGATGGATAAGTCTGGCGCAGAACGTCAGGCTTTTAATACCAAGATTCAAGGTTCGGCCGCCGACATCATTAAATTAGCCATGATTCGAGCCCACAGCTTAATCCCTAAAGAGGCTAAACTTATACTTACCGTTCACGACGAATTGGTAACTTTAACACCAGACCGTCTGGTTGAAGACACTAAGGCAGCAATTAAAGAAGCCATGGAAGGCATAAACCTCTTAGAGGTGCCTCTTGTAGCCGACATTACGGTTGTTGATCGATGGGGAGAGGCTAAGTAATGAGTTGGAAATTTTGGAAAAAATCTCCCAAGTACACAATAGAAAGCACCGTAACAGAGGTGCCTTTACCAGTTTTGGCTCGTTGGTACTTTTACGACGCTGGCTTAGAAGACCCAAATAAAATTGCAAGCCTTGTTGGAATGATGCCAGTAAGTGACGAGGGTGAAGAACAAGAAGAATCTGAAAGCGACGCCCGTTTAATTAACGTTATGCCTTTAGTCCCCTTTCTAGAAACTATTGCAGATATAAACGCTAGAGCTATTACCGCTCTTCAGTTTGACCATTACACAAAACAAGAGGGGATAGACGAAGAGCAGCTATCCCATGAAAAAGAACATATAGAGGACATGTACGTTCAGGTGGGGTATTCAGCCCTTTTATCCGCTTTTGCATCTGGTTTAGAATTGGGTATTATCAGCACTAATACAGTCAAAGGAGATATCCAAATATGAGTTGGTGGGCAGATAAACTAGGTCAACCTCAACCGCAAACACGTCCTTCTAATATGCCTCCTATGCCCCCGTCACAGCAACCTATGACGTACGCACCACCAGCACAGCCACAGCAAGGCGCTCGCCCAACAGCATCAGCAAATGCATCACGATGCCCAGGTTGCGGAAGCGGAAACTACGGATCAGTTGAAGGAACTAAACCACGTTGTTATGACTGCGGTTACCCAATTGTGCAAAGCGGTAGCGGTTTAGGTAAAGGAATTACTGGTGGTCCACAGGCTTCAGGACCAGCACAGCCCGCAGTTCAAGTAGCAACAGGCGGTTGGAATCCAACAACAATAATCGGAAAGTTAGGTTAATGACTAAAGTGGCGCTCAATTCGGAATTATTAAAAGTCGTAGCAAAATTAAATAAGAAGTTTGGCGCTGAAACAATTGTTCTTGGCACAGATATTAGAGACGATTTAATTGGAAGAATTACAACAGGGTCACTTGCGCTAGATGTAGCTTTAGGTGGAGGTTGGCCAACCAATCAATGGCATGAAATTGTTGGAGAAGAGTCCAACGGTAAAACAGCAATTGCTCTTAAAACCATTGCGGCTAACCAAGCAAAAGACCCAAACTTTACAACGGTATGGGTTGCTGCTGAGCAATGGGTACCGTCATACGCAGAGTTGTGTGGCGTTGACTTAGCAAGAGTTTTAGTTATTTCAACAAATATTATGGAGGAAGCTTATGAAGCGGTTATTCAAGTCGTGGAAAGCAAGGGTGCTGATTGCATTGTTATTGACTCACTCCCTGCTCTTGTTCCAGGAGCGGAAGACGAGAAAGAAATGGATGAGTACACCGTTGGACGAGGAGCGCTCTTAACCAATAAGTTTTTCCGCAAAGTTGGTATTGCCTCAAAGCGTAGCCTTATTGAAGTAGAACGCCCATTTATTGGAATTATGATTAACCAATGGCGTGACAAAGTTGGAGTTATGTACGGAGATCCAAGAACCACACCGGGCGGTAAAGGAAAAAACTACAGTTACTTCACGCGAGTTGAGGTAAAGCGCGATGAGTGGGTTGAGGTAGGTAGCGGTGATAACAAGCAGCGTATTGGCCAAACTATTAAAGCCAGAACTATTAAGAACAAGTCAGCCCCACCATCACAGGTTGCTTATTTAGACTTTTACTTTGCTGAAGGTGGGACTGTAGCCCCCGGAAGTTACGATTTTGCTAAGGAAATCGTTGCTTTAGGCATTATTAACAAGGTAATTGTTCGAGCTGGGGCCTATTACCGTTACACCTTTAACGGAGAGCAAAGGCAGTGGCAAGGCGCAGATGCTATGGTTACATCTATTAAAGAAGAAATTGATTTGCGAGAAACACTGGAGAAGGATGTTCTTGAAACCGTCAAAGCTGGATCTAAGTACGTTGTAGAGCCAGAAGAAGATGAAGACTAAAGGACAAAAGGAGTCAAGGAAGCACGAGGATAGACTCGCTAAGAAGA